GGGGGTGACATGGTTGCTGTCCAGCTGGTGTTCCCGCGGGAGTTGGTGGAGGCCCAGGGTGCCGTTCTTCTCTGCTCTTTGGAGCAGGCTGTTCGACCCCCCGCAGGCTTTGAAGCTGACTCAGGTGCCGCTCAAGCCCATCCTTCGCGAGATCGACGGGCGCGTCCTCCTACTCCTTCCGGACGGGACGACGGCAAGCGTGCCAGATGTGCTTCTCCCCCAACTGGCGGGCCTCAACTCTGAGGCCAGAGCGGTTATGAAGAAGGAATCCGCGCAAGCGGGTTCCGTGCTCGTGCCGTGTGACCCCCCCCCGGCTGCTTCATCCTGTCTAACGACAGTGGAGTGCAGCTGGGTCTCGGGGTCCGCGTCGTCGACTACTTCTACACCGCCATGCATGTTTGGGAGCTTCTCAACCCCACCTTCGCGATCGCCTCCCTCATCAACGGGGAGGTGGTCGCGTACACCCTCAAGAAAGAAGACTTGCGCGTTCAACGTCTCGGCTGCGATCGGGTTCGATTCACTTCGCCCGGCCTTGTGGCCCGTTGCGCGCAGTTGCAGATCAAAGCTGCAAAGCTCGTCCCCGGTCGTGTCAACAAAGACACCTGGGTGCCGAGCTTCTTCAAGGGCAAGTGGCACCGCGCTTCTGGTGCGGTCGTCCAGGACAAGGAATTGTTCTCGGCGAGCCACTGGCCCATTCGCTTTTCTCACACCTGCACCACGTTCGAGGGCACGTCAGGCAGCCCCATTTACCAGGGGACGTCGATCATCGGCATCCACCTGGGTTCTTATGACAAGAATTTTGGGGTGGCCCTGTGTGACCAGGACCCCCAGTGGCGCACCAAACACTCCCCTCCCGCTTTCCCGTCCACAACGCCGGATGCGCCGAAGTTGAAACTCGAAGCCCGTTACCACGGGTCCAAGAGCTACTTCAGCAGCTCCAGCCACGAGGACGAGAATGACCTCATCCGAGAAGGTGACTTCCGCAAGGAAGACGCCGATGATCAGGACGAGGCCGAGCGCGAGTACTACGTCAAACTTCACCGCGCGGACAAGCTCCGCGAGGAAATGGAGGCGTTGGAAAACCGCACCGGTGGGCGTTTCAATGAAGGAGACCAGCAGCAGTTCGCCAGGTGGAACCAAGAGTACTACGACGTGATCGACTGGCTCGATGACTTCGCTGACGACGAGGAGAAATCCTCGAAGTTGCGCAGTCGTAAAGCCAAGGTCAACGAGGCTCGAACTGCCGTCCCGGATTTCGAGACGTCCCGCGAACCGGAGCGGGAGGACAAGAAACCGGAGGAGAAGCCCGAGGAGGAGCCGCCGAAGAAGGCGCTGCCGACGTTTCCGTCGGTGGTGCCCTCCCCAGCCGCCCCGCTCCCGACGCCCCGCGAGGAGAGTGGAGAAGCTATCTCCGCCCCGCCTCCGACGAGCACACCAACCCGCTCGAAGGAAGTGGAGACGAAGATCGATACTTCTTCGCCAAGGGAAACGCCCAGTGGGCCGCAAGGGCCCACCGAGTCAACCCCGTCCTCTACCACGTCGGAGCAACCAAAGGCGTCCGCACCGGCCAAGAAACGAAAGAAACGCAGCGCAGCCGCGAAGCTCGCAGCGTCTTCCCAGAGCTCGGAAAGTACCGATGGCCAGCCATCGGTGCCGACTCCGAAGAGCGATCCCTCGACTTCTACGTCGACCGCGCCTGGTCCCGGTACCCATCCGTGGACCAACAGCGTGATCGATCAGCAGCAGAGGCAGATCAATCAGCTCCAGGCCCAATTGTCCGAGCTTTTGAAGAAGCAGGGTTCCTCAACCCCGGCTCAGAGGCGATGAAGATTTATTGTGCCAAGTTTCCGTGTGTGCCCGTTCCTTCTTTTGATGCGTGGTTTGTGAGTGAAGATTTTGTGATTCGTGAGGAGTTGTGGGAGGCTGTGTTGAAAGTTGTCCGGGATGATTCTTCCCCGGGCCTTCCGCTCATGTACGAGCGGCGTCTCAACAAAGACGTTAAAGAGTTCCCTGATGAGTTGAAAGGACTCGTGGAAAAGCGCCTCCGCAAGTTGGCGACCCTCGACAAGGACATCGACAGTGTCAAGACCGACACAATCGACCCTGCTGAGGCGTGTCGCCTCGTGGATGGCGACTTCTGCGACCCAGTCCGCCTCATCAACAAGAACGAGCCGACCGTCCCCGGCAAACCGACCCGCAACGTGTCGTCCGTCAGTCTCATCGACTCCATTGTCGACGTGATTTTGGACATCATGCAGTTGCAAGAGGAGGTTCGCCTTGTGAGCGACGGTTATGAGAAGGGCCAACATTGGCCACACCCGTCAACCATCGGGATCGACCTGCAGACGCCTGACAACCTCGCTTTCCTGTGGAGGAGATTCGCGCTTCGCGCGCGTCTCGCCATGGAACGCTTGAGGTTTCACCTCTACGGTGATGTCAGCGGCTGGGAATACCAGTTCTCGGTCGCATGCCACCGTATGTACCAGGCGTGGTGGGTCTGCCTTCTCAACCGCGTGGGGGGTGCCCCCGCGTGGTGGCTGCGCCTCAAGAAGGCGCGCAACTGGTGCCTCATGCACCCCCTCCTCGTGTCCTCGAGTGGGCAGATGTACTCGCTTTCGATTGCCATCATGTTGAGTGGCTCGCGCCGTACGGCGCATGCCAACTCCGTGGTTCGGGCAGCCGTGCCGAGTGTTGTCGCCTACCCGTTGCTCAAGTCCCTGCCTCCGCAGGAGCGTGTCCTTGACGCCGACGCAAATGGCGATGATTGCGCAGAGGAAAGCGTTTACGCTAAGCCTCACGCTTTGATCGACGCCTATGCGGCTCTTGGCTTCAAGTTGACTGACGTTGAGTACACGGCCGACACTGAGGAAGTGCACTTTTGCTCGTGGATTTTCCGCGAGCGTAAGATGCAGCCGGAGAGTTACGGCAAAGCGCTCATGAAGCTTCTGGCGAAGAAGCAAGTGCTGGACAACGTCGAGTACTTTCAATTTCATGATCGTTACGTCGTGACTGGCCTGGTTTCCTTCGTGAAGCTGTTCCCGTTTATCCGTACCCTACTCGCCAGCGACTGCCTTTCGGTGTTGCTGGCCACGGGACGGATCAGTGCGGTTGAACACGCTGAGTGCATTGCTCTCTGCTCCTCTCCGGCGGAGTGGAAAACGAACGGCAACCATGCAGACGCAGAACAAGCCCAGGAAGTCGAGGGCCAAGGCGGCAGCGACGGCAGTGGCGAAAGCCGCGGCCAAAGCTGCTAAGGAAACGGCGCGGGACATCGTTCGCGAGGAGCTCAAAAGGCTTCCTCGTGAATTGCGTGCTCCCGCCGGTCGCGTCGCCAACTCGTTGGTCAAGGGTGCTTCCAAGATCTTCGGGCATGGTGACTACACCATCCATTCCAACTCCCTCATTAAGGGAGGCCACGTCGCCCCTGTTTTCACGAATTCCTCTCACGGTGTGCGCATCGTGGATCGCGAGTTCGTTGGTACTGTGCAGTCCGGTGTGTTGTCTGGCGGTTCTACCGTGTTCACCAACACGGCTTACCGCATCAACCCCGCGAATGCTCAGCTTTTCCCCTGGCTGTCGCAGATTGCGACTCTTTTCGACCAGTGGGAACCTCACGGCATTGTCTTGGAGTTTGTTTCGACGAGCTCCGAGTACAATGGCACCTCTCAGGCGCTTGGCGTTGTTATCGCGGCCACTGACTACGATGTCAATGACCCCGACTATGCCTCTCGTGGTGAGATGGAGAACTCCGCTTACGCCATTTCGGCGAAGGCGAGTTCGAACATTCTCCACGGCATAGAGTGCTCTCGTGATGAGCGGCCCACAAAGCTGCTCTACACGGAGTCTAACAACACCAACCAGAGGAGCAACCTCTCGGATCTTGGCAAGTTTCAGCTGGCCACTCAAGGAATGTCCGCCTCGGGCGTCACTCTTGGTGAGCTCTATGTCACCTACGACATTGAGTTCTACAAGAAGCAGATTCGCCCTCAGGCTTCGGACTACGCCACTTTCACGACGGGCTACATCGCAAAAGCCCCAACCGACGCCTGGTCCAAGGGCGCCACCCTTACGGGGGCGTCCGGGACCTTTGCGACGTCGGCTACGGTTGACGCGGGTGGCCGCATCGACTTTGTGGCGAACCAAGAGTACATCGGTCGACGCGTTCGCATGCAGCTTCATTGCTACAAGGACGCCACCGGTGGCACGCTTGGCACGGCGTGGCCTGCAGTTGAACTGGCGAATTCCTACGGGATTTCGTCCGCCACCAACGTTGACGGAGTTGTCATCACCTTCGGCAACAATGGTGACTGTCCTGTTTACCAGGAGTTCACGGTCACTAGTGCCGCGTGGGGCATCAAGCTACTTCCCATCGGTGTGAACATCACCGCGAGTCTCGACATGACTTTCGAGTTTGTCGAGACTGCTTGAGGCGTCATTGTGATAAGCTCGTATCCTAAAATGAGCAGTTGAACTCACAACTTAAAACAGAGTAGTTGCTTACTGTCAGTAGCCCGCAAAGGCTATAAACTACGGCGTCCGCGTTGCTCGTTTGGGGGCCCGGGTAGAACCTCACTTAGTGTTGGTTGTACTCGGGTTGCCAAGCGAGGAACACTCGTTTGAAGAGATCAGCCACTCATGGGCATTTATGCCAGTTGACACGATCCCACTGGTGACAGTGGGGCCATCTAGGCGCTGCTAAGATCTTCAAACCTCGTTGGCGTTAGGGGCCCAGGTGCGGAAACGCGCCTGGGTTTCCTCTCGCCAGCGGACACGGC